CACATGCTGCGTCCTTCTGTGCAGCTGCGCTGACAGTGCCTTTTTCCTCAGCAGCGCATACAGCGCTTTCTTTCTTAACTGCCTGCACAGTCTCCGCCCGTGGACACCGGCAGGACGAACGCCGGAAGAGCTTGAGCGTATCAGGCGCTTTTCCAGCCCCAAGACGAACCCCTACAGCCGCGACCCGCGCACCGAAGCACAGATCAAAGCCTACCGCGACAAAGAACAGGGCCGTGCCAAGTGGCTTGCTCAGTACCGGCAGTGGGAACGCTACCGCACCGCCCTGGGCGACGAGGTACCCAAGACCTTTGCCACCTTCCAGCGGCACAAGCTGGCCGGGGATGAAAAATATCAGGGCTGGGTGAGCGCTTACCGTGACCGCCAAACCTGAAACGAACCCGATGCAGACAGCACCGTGTTTTTTTATACCCATTTTTCGGAGGTGATGCCCCTTGATTGCCTATTACGGCAGTAAAATCAGCGAACACATGACCAAGACCCCGGAGGGCTTCCTCATCTGCCATGACGTGCCCATTGCGCGCATCGGCCAGCAGGAATACTTTGCCGGGGAACTGGGCCTTGACGGCGATCCTGACCGCCTTGTGCAGGTGCAGCGCCGCCCTGAAGATGTGTTCGACCCGGCAGCAGTTGCCAGTTTCGAGGGTAAGGATGTAACCCAGAATCATCCTCCTGAACGCCTGATGCCGGAAAATCACGCCCTTTACGCCAAGGGCCACGCAGAGAATGTTCACCGGGAGGGCGATTATCTTGTCGCTGACCTTCACCTGAAGGATCCCGGCCTGATCTCTGATGTGGAAAACGGCGTGACGCGGGAGGTGTCCTGCGGCTACCGGTGCTGCTACACGCCGGATGGCACGGGATACCGCCAGACTAATATCCGAGGAAACCATGTTGCGATCGTGCCCAGAGGGCGCGCAGGGCATCTGGTTGCCATTCAGGACAGTGCCGCCGCACCGGCGGAGAAAGGAACTGCAATGAACGAATCCGAAAAGAACCCCGCCGCTGTTGTGACTGCCGCGCCGGAAGCCGCACCCGCATCTGCGCCGGAAGCTGAACCCGCAAAAGACGCACAGCCCCCTGTGGCCGAAACTGCCCCCGCAGAGGACAGTGTCCCGCCTGCACCGGCAGAAAAGCCCGCAGGCAACAGTATTGATGCCAAGCTGGATGCTATCCTGAACGCCGTGACCACGCTGGTAAAGGCGCTGTCGCAGAAGGCACAGGAGCCTGTACAGCCGCCCGCCGACGCTGACCCCGGCAAGGATGACGGCGTGGACGGCCTGCTGGCAGGCATCACCAAGGCCGCACAGGACAGCGCAGCACAGGCTGCCCACCGTTCCGGCCGCACCAGCTACGAAGCAGTCTGTGAAGAATCGCAGGCCGCGTATGACGCATTCAACCCGCACAAGCATAAGGAGGCTTGATCGTATGGCACTTTCTCAGCTCAATCCGCAGATCATCGGCGCGGAGATGGAGCACGGCTTTGCCGGTTCCTACGCACGCCAGCCCGACATGATCGTTGTAACTCGCCCTGTGGGCGAAAAAGAGCCCCTGCCCTTCGGCATGGCTCTGATGTATGATGCAAATGGTGCCGTTGTCCTGATGCAGGGCTCCGGCGTTACCGCAGACAGGTTTGCGGGCGTGGCAGGCCGCGAGATGCGCTCTGCCCTGTCTTACACTGACCAGAACACCGGCACATACACCACCGGCGATGCTGGCAGCGTGTTCCAGCGCGGCAGCATCAACGTGCTGTGCCAGAAGGGCACCCCGAAGCGCGGCGGCGCAGTGTACGTGCGCATCATCAAGAACACTTCGCTCCCCAATGCTGTCGTGGGCGGCTTTGAGGCCGAGGCAGACAGCACCAGCGCCAACACCGTAAAGCTGACCGGTTGCCAGTGGGGCGGCTCTGCAGACGCAAACGGCGTGGCCGAGCTGGTCATTCTCACCCGTCAGAACGTGTAACAGGAGGAACAGAATATGGCAGATTTCCAGAATGTCGGCAATTTCGATGCCGGTGTGTTTACCCCGAAGCTGGGCGGTGTTGCGCCGTCCGGCTCTTCTTTTACCATGGACGCAGCAGGCATTGCGTCTGGTGGCGCATTCCTGACCAGTGAGCTGGAAAAGCGTGACCCGCTGATCCGCAAGCCCCTCACCAGCGTCACCTATGCCCGCGATATCCCCATCCAGACCGGCGGCGGCTGGGTGGACTACGTCACCGCCATGAACGTGGCCTACGGCATCACCGGCGGCTCCGGCTCCGGTGCTGTGGGTGCAGGCGGTGCCAACGGCACGCCCATCATTCAGGCCAACGTTGCCAAGGGCGCATACAAGGCGCACCTGTTCAGCGCGGCTCTGCGCGTGAACTTCGTGGACATGCAGCGCTCCAACCTCATCGGCCGCAGCCTTGATCAGCTGCTGCAGGACGGCATCCGCCTGACCTACGACAAGCACATGGATGCCAACGTCTACACCGGCTTCGAGGACTACGGCACCACCGGCCTGATGAACAACCCCAATGTCACCGAGACCACTGCTGCCAGCAATGGTGCGGACTCCTCCTCTACCAAGTGGAAGGATAAGACCCCGCAGCAGATCCTGAAGGACGTGAACGACCTGCTGAGCGCTGTGTGGGCTTCCTGCGAGTATGACACCGATGCCATCCCCAACCACATCCTGCTGCCTTATGAGCAGTACAACTACATCCTGACCACCATGGTGTCCGATCTGGCATCCGAGACCATCTACGACTTCCTGATGAAGAACAACGCCGCTGTCAAGAATGGTGGTGAGTTGTTCATCGGCGGCTGCCGCTGGTGTAAGGGCGCAGGTACCGGCAAGACCGACCGCATGGTGGGTTACGTGAACAAGCCCCGTTACATCAAGATGGACGAACTGGTGCCTATGAGCCGCATCATGACTGCTCCTAACGTGACCAATGTCTGCTATGATACTGCATACATGGCAAACATTTCCGAGGTGCAGCTGTTCTACCCCACCTCCATTCTGTACGTGGACGGCATCTGAGAAAGGAGAAGCATCATGTTCATCCTCGCAAAGCGCAACATCATCATTCCCAGCCCTGCACCCGGTGTTGCACCGGTCGTGCTGAAAAAGGATGGTTTTGCCACCGTCCCCGACTGGGCCGCGGAGACGACCTATTTTAAGGCATTGGCGGCCGATGGTAAGATCGTTGCCACCGATCACCGCGATAAGGACATTCAGGCTGCAGCTGAAAAGCCGGTAAAGACCCGCAGGGCCAAGGCTGAGGAGAAGCCCGCAGAGCCTGCTGCGGCAGAGTAAGGAGAACGGCATGATCTACGGTGCACAGTTTGGTGGAGTCCGCCAGCAGGCGGCGAACCTCGGCGGCAGCGTCGGAAATTACACCGCTGAGCAGTTCAAGGAAGAATATCCGCAGTTCTGCAATGCCGACGGCAAGTGTCACCTGCCGGATGCTCTGCTGAATGAGATCGTGCGCATGGCCAATGTCAGCGTACAGCCGGACAAATGGCTGGACAGCTGGCACTACGCCGTGGGGCTGTATGTGGCACATTACGTGACCCTGCAGCTGCGCACCTTTGCTGAAAGCAGCGCAACGCCTGCGCAGGCTGCAGCTTCCGGTGCACTGGTGGGCGTGGTGAAATCCGCCACACTGGGCGACAGTTCTGTGACCTACGACACCTCCGCCCTGACCGCAGGCACTGAGGACTGGGGCGACCTGAATGCTACCACTTACGGCCAGATGCTGGCCAACCGCGCCCGGTTCATCGGGCTTGCGGGCAGTTATGTGATCTGAGGTGATGAAGGATGGACTGGACGGACTGGTACACCGACACGGCAGATGTGTTCCGCAATGAGAAAGTGACCGAGAACAGCCTGACCCACATGGAACGCAGGCAGGTGCTTTCCGGTGTTGCCTGCCGGGTCTATCAGACAAAGCCCAGCGGGCTGCAGATGAACCAGACTGCTGCCAGCATCACCCAGACCGATAAGCTGGCCTGCGGCATCGAAGTGGATATCAAGCCCGGAGATGAGCTGGTGATCCACAGAGGTGCAAAGCTGGGTTATACTGCGCCGGACGAGCGCTATTTTGCAGACACACCGGAGCGCTATTATGAACCCTTCGGTGCGGTCATGCCGGGGCTGGCCCATCAGGAGATCACACTGTTGAAGCAGGAGCGTGTGAAATGACGCTGGATGAATACATTCAAAAACTGGAAGCAGCTCAAAAAGTTCTGCCGGATATGATTTCTGTTGCCGCGAAGAACGCCACCATCCGCGCAGTGGAAGCCGCACAGGAAAAGACCCCGCCCACAGCAG